TTCACGACAGCGAGAGGCGATCTTGTACGCGGCTGAGAAACATCCGCCTGCCACCTGAGCGGTGACTTTCACGCCTGCGTCCTGGAGAGCGTCCAGCGCGTCGATCGTTTCGGCAGAACCTTTGGCCATGCCGCCCGGCGAATCGATCAGCAGCACAGCTCCGTTCTGTGGCTTGTACTGCTGCAGATACTTGAAGCACTGCTGCAGAGCCGGATGGCTGGTGAAGTAGTAGCTGCACCAGCTCACAATCACATCGCTGATGGTGACCACGGCAGTGCCGTTGATCATCTCCATGGGCATTTCGTCCACGGACAGCGATCGAGACATAAGACCGAAGGATTCGTTTGCGGCGTTCCGTTTTGATTTCCGCTTTGACTTCTTCTCTTCGCCCTTGTCCTGATCTTCCGCCGCTTCCAGTCGCCACTTCTGCGCAGCATCGCGAGCGGTGGCAATTGCCATCGGGTGGATGCTCCAGATTTGGCCGTCGAGGTAAAGCATGGGCAGGGGAGTTTTCAGTGTTCAGTTTTCAGTGTTCAGTAAATCGCGGACTCAGACGGCTGCGACGGGGGTTGTCGGTTGTGGCTTTGCGTCTTTCAGAAAGCTCAGTGACACAGGCAGCTTGCCTTGATTGAAGACCAGTGCGAGTCCGGCCTGCCGTGCGATGTCGAGTTCTTTGGCAAGATCCTGAATGTTGTCTTCCCAGATTCCAAAGCCGCGTTTGTCGCACATTTCCTGCAAGGTCATCGAACCGCAGGCGACCAGCATCAGGTCAGTGGTGATCTCTTCTTCAGGTTTCCACCATGGTGTTCCGCGTGCAATCCATTTGCCTTGGATCCATTCGAACGGGATTGATCGTGGCAGAGTGATCTCGCCAGTACCGCCAGCCGATTTCGGCAGAGCCCAGCGAGCCGTCCGCCACAGCGTATAGAGCCGATTCAGTTCGCGGATGTTGTCCATCTTGGACACACAGGCCTTTTCGTAGGCCAGCCAGGCTCCGCGTGAACTGACGAAATTCCCGTTCGATTCGTCGAACATGAAGAACGGCAGATCGAAGGCCTTGATCGCGATCATGATCGACAGCTTCAGGAATTCCTGAGTCTGCGTCGACGGGTTCGTCATCTGGAACGATTCGATGGACTCTTTGGACTTGTCGCCCATCATGAAGCCGACAGCGCCTTTGCCGATATCAAAGTACGGCGGCGGTGTTTTTCCGGCAGCGTCTGCTGGCTGTGGAGACTGAGGCGTTTGCTGGAACGGATTCCGCTGTTCATCGGCCTGAAAAAATGCCACGCCGAGAATCGCTTCCATCTTCAGCTTGCTTCGAATGTCGTCGATCGTCTCGTGAGTGTCACGAATGCCGTTCATCGCCGTTGTGACTGGACTGATACCGCGGATCTGATCGAAACGGAAGTCGAAGCATCCGTGATGCCAGACCTGGCTGCGTGGAATGATTCGCTCGCGAGTTCCGCCGATGTTCAGCGCCTCGTGAAGACACACGGCCAGCGTGCGGTTGCCCGGGCCAAGCTTGCAGCCCTGCTGCCAGAAGCTCATGTCTTTGCGGTTGCTGGTTGGATTTCGCCAGTGGTGCGATTCCACGCCCTGAATCAGTCCATCCTGCAGTGGCACCAGCAGACAATCGCCAGCCAGCTGAGCCTGCAGCTCTGCCAGTCGCAGCATTCGAGACCAACTGTGTCGACCGCCTACGTCGCAGGAATACGGACGCGAATCGCGTTCGTGGAGTGCTCGCAGATCGGTGTCCAGTGCCTTGTCGCCGGTGTTCGGGCGCCATTCCCAGCTGCAGATGTAGTCCATGTGCCGACGCAGAGCCCAGCTCAGCAGGACAGAATTTCGGTACAAGTCATAAGCGTTGCCAGACAGCACCTCGCGATCGGCACTGCGAAGGATCTGGCCTTCAGGCCGCAGAGCTGACGAGCCTACAACCTTGCGCTGGCCGTCCGACTTCAGAGCGTCATATCCGGAGTAGGCGTAGCTGTTGACGATTTCGACAGCGCCTCCCGGTCGCATGTTCTGCGTTTCAAATGTGCTGCAGCCGAGACTAACCAGTGCGATTAAACCTAAAAAGACGTGGCATTTCATTGACGCCCAGCTCCCGCTCTAATCGCGAGCGTTCAGCTCGCAGTGTGTCGTGGTTGTACGCAGTGCTCTGGCCGTCCGATGACTCACTGCTCACACCCAGCGTCAGAATCTGATTGATCTGTTCGAGTCGAGCTTGCTTCTCTTCTGTGGTCACCGTTTGGCCCTCGCTGCAAAATCCGAAGTGACTGGATTGGTGAGTTACGACTTTTCGAAACGCAAGATCGAGTCACCAGATCTGCTGCTAAATTCGCAGTGATACTGCGACTTTCCGCCGAATAGGGTCACCCGTTCGCGCTCGCAGCTCCGAGGAACGTCGGCAATGTGTCCGGGGGAGTGACTGCCGCCGCTGGCGGTTGCTTCTTCTTTCCGGCTGCCGGTGACTTCTTTTTCGGAGTCGCTGCAGGCTTTGGCTTTGGCGCCGGAATGTCGGATGGCACGAACTCATAGGACAAGTCAAATCGGAACTGTCCGCAGTCCGTGCATTTGGTCCGGCGGCGAATCAGCCGAGTGAACTCCGTGCCGTCTGGCCGGCGTTGCACGAAGTCGAACACTCGGACCTGTGGCTGGCCGAAGTATGCCGATCGTCGAGTGCTGCGACACTTCCGGCAGGAACTGGCCTTCGATTCACTTTGCTGATAGTCACGTTTGTTTGAGCGCGTCATGATCGTTTCTTTGCAAAAGGTTTGTAGTTGGCGGCGTTTGGAACAGGCTGATTCTGATTCTGATTCGAGTGTGAAGAGGTCGGCATCGCGGCGATGGCTTTCACGGCGTCCAGGGCTGCAGCCCCGATCGGCAGACGGATTCCCAGCATTCCGGCCACGACGTTGTTGATCACTTCACAGTCGAGATAGTGGTTGTCGAGGTTTGGCAGTTTCATCCATTCGTCGTATTCACGATTGCGGGTCTTATCCAGCTTTTCGTGGCAACGTTCTGCGCAGATGTGATCGGCCCACATGTCGTGAGACGGTCCCAGATGGAGCGTCAACGCTCCCGGCTGGGCAATGTTCATCATGAGCCGATCACGCAACTGAGACTTGAAGACGTTCGTGTCGAACGTGACGAACTGCACGTCGCCTTGCTTTGGCTGTCTCAGACGCCAGTTGTCGCCAACGATGTCGCGATCGCGAACAGCCGATTCGTTCAGCGTCTGATGAGCCGTCGTGAACGAACGGCCGTGCGTCGGATACACCTTGCCGTAGAATCCGCTCGCCATGACCGCCGCTTTCACGGCATCCGTCTGCCAGTTTGCATCAACGCCACCGGCAGTGAGGCTGAGCTGCAGGCCGTCTTCGCGCGGCCACTGCTGGCCGAACAGTTTCGTGAGCAGATCTCGCAGAGCTGCTGCGAGCCGGACTTCCCATGTCGGCAGGCTGCTGTAATGGGCGTCGATCGTGAGACGGATGTCGGACAACGTGAAATACTGCCGATTCTGTCCGGGCCAGGTGCCGTACTCGATCACCTGACTTGTCGAATCCTGAGCCCACGCACGAACCGACCACATCAGCACTTTGCCCTGGACGTCGATCCCGACCGTGAGCCACTGAGATCCGCGCGGAACTGTGCCGCGTGGATGCAGACCGAAGCGAGTCGACACGTCGAACTTTTTCAGTTGTGGTTTTGCTTCGACCTGAAATGCCGCGGGATCGTTCTGGAGTTCTGAAAAGAACGCGAGCTTGTTGCGGTAGTACCAGTGCATCGCCTTTTCCAGCGCGCACCGATACCGCTTCGGATCGAAGGCATATTCCCAGACGACTTTGGCACCGCGTATCAGGATCTTCTTGTGTTTGTCGAAGAATTCGTGAGCCGGTTCCAGAGGATCATGATCCTCAAAGTCATCCAGATCGTTGTCTGACAAGCCAGCCGCCTGCTGGCATCGAATGCGGATCTCATTCCACTCCGACCATTTCTCCATCGCTCTGTCGTCTGGAAGCGCATCAAGGAACCGTTCACGCAGGCCGTGATAGTCCGGAGCTTTTTCGCGATTCAATACCCAGTCCGCAGTGTCGTCCGGTTCAATGACCGTCCATGTCGACAGGAATGACCAACTGTTCGATTGCCCGGGAAGTCCTGGCAGATCCGCTTCCAAAATGTTTTTCCGGCGATTGCACTGCCGAGGACTCATCGCACTGGACCGAGTCTGACAATCATCTGCCAGTCCCAGCGTGGGGCGCAGAACCTGACCGTCGACGGTCCGGCGTTTGCCTCGGATTCCGCCCGCCGTGATTCCGCACGCCCAGATGCAGGCGCCAGGCAGCACGCGGCCGTCGCGACGCAGCACATCACCCGTCCACAGTTCGTTGCTCCGGACCTTCACATTGGTTGGTTCGCCCTGGCAGAGTTGGCCTCGTCCCTTCTGATTGGCACTCCCGACTTCAATCAGCGGAATACAGATCTCAGGAAAGTCTTCCAGCAGAAGCGTGTTCGTTGTCAGCTCGGTCTGAATGTCTTTGATCAGATCCGCCGCCGCTTCGTTGGTGGCAGCGAAGAGCATGATCAGCGTGTGATGCCGATAGCAGATGGCCCAGATGACAGCTCGGACGCACATCGACGTCTTGCCGAATCCGCGTGGGATCCCGACCGCCAGCATGCAGCCCATCAGCACTGCCATCGTGATCAGCTTGATCAGCTTTGTGTGCACTCGGCTCCACGGATGCGCGAACACGTCGGGGAAGTAGGTGCGGTAAAACTGGTTCAGATTTTTCTCACACTTCGCTCGCCGCTTCGGGTTCACCGGCTCCGGAATCTGGCCGATGTCCTGCCCCTCGCGGACGATCTTCGCTTGACGCTCGCGACTGCGTGACTT